GTTGCCGTTCAATCAGAAGCAGTAGCAGCTTAATAGTTTTATGTCACCGCAGGCTTGTCGTGAGACACCCGTAAGCCGGTGACACCCCTCATTTTAAGGAAAATATTATGAAGAATGAAGATTTATTATTATTATTGAATAATCCAGAGCTTTCAAAAGCCATCATCAATGTACTTTCAGAGAAATCTTCTGCCGAGATTAAAAATCCAGGCTTGGAAAAAGTTATATTTGGTGAAACTAATTTGTTTGGGGATTACATCAAACCCGTAGTGCCAGCTGTCACCGACTTGCGTGACAAAGGCCACAAAGCAGCATCAAATTTTGCTAAAGATTATGTGTTTACTGTTGGCAAGAAATTCGTGGTCTGGTTTACTGGCCACGAAAGCACGATTCGCCAAGCTTTGGAACGAGTCGGCTACAAAACGAGTATTAATACCTTATCAAAAGGCAAGAAATACGAAATCAAAATCCTTGCTGAAATTCCTGCTAAAAAGAAATCGGCTTAAATGCAATAATGGTATAAATAGGTGTAGGCCACGGAATGGGGATTCCTGCCTACTCTAACATCTCGGAAGGATGCCAGCATGACTATTTATTCTAAGTTCAATCAATCAATGTCTGAAATATTTGGGATAGAATGTAATCCAAATATTGAAGAATTCAAGATTCAATCTTTACGACCAAAACTAACGCAAGAATATCTCCATAAGATATTTGAATATCGTGATGGTCATTTATACCATAAAACTATTAAAAACCCCGGCGTTAGCATCGGTTCTAAAGCTGGTGGCATTGACAAGGGGTATTATTATATCAAAGTTGATACCATCAAGTATTCTGCACACCGCTTGATATTTTTGTATCATCATGGTTATTTACCCAAATTTATTGACCATATTGATAATGATAGGTTGAATAACAGAATTGAAAATCTAAGACCAGCAACAAGAGCACAGAATAACCAAAATGCTAAAATAAGAAAAGATAATACATCAGGTATTAAGGGTGTCAGTTGGCATAAAAGAGTTAAGAAATGGGTAGCGTTGTGTCAAACTAATGGTAAACAAAAGCATTTAGGATCATTTGATACGATAGAAGAAGCCGAAAAAGTAGTTAAAGAATTTCGTGAAAAACAACATAAGGAATTTACTAATCATGGATAGAAAAAATGACAGGTTTGATTTTGAGCAGCAAATAACCAAGTGTTGGTTTGTTGTTGATGATTTAAAAGAACTTGATGAAATGTTATTTGAAGATTGTATAAAGTTTGATAAAGATAATGTATCAAACCACATTCTTGGTATTGCCAACGCATATGATGTAAAATTCAGTAAACTTTGGAATTTGTTTGAAACTGTTTATATGGATACTGTCCGTGAAAATAAAATGCTCAATGAAGAATGTGCTGCATTGCGTGAGCAGTTATCGGAAGCCGAAGGTAAACCATCATTGTTTGGTGTAAAAGTAAAGGATAAAAAGAAATGAACTCAAGGCGCAAATTTCTACAAGGGTTTGGTATAGCTGGTGCTGTTGCGGTTGGCATGGTAACAGCAACAAAGGTTCAATTTGAGAATAATTCTGATATTAATCCTGAAATAATGAAAGAATTGGAAGAAAGCAATATGTCTGGATGCGTCACGATTTGTTCCAATTATAATGATATTAGACCAGAAGCTAGTTTGAAGGTTGGCCGTGATGGTATAATGTATATTAAAGAAAATGACCAATGGAGAAAAGTATAATGAAAAGCAATGATTTTATCGTAGGCGCACTTGCTATTATTGGTGCAGCAGCCATTATAATTGCTATATCATTTCTGTTGGCATGGCCTGTAATGACTTTATGGAATGTATGTTTGGTTGATGCCGTGAGTGGTGTGCATGAGATTACATGGATGCAGGCATGGGGTATTGGTGCCTTATGTTCTATTCTATTCAAATCACAGATTACTACAAAGGAAAGTAAATGAAATATATTGCTAAACCGTCATTGTTTAATAACAAAGGCATGAAAGAGTTTGATGATGCTCGGGAAGCCGTCCTATACCTTAACCAGGTGCTCTCCGACAATGATGTGAATCCTGAGTTGGACTATGTGTTTATTGCACCTAAGGCGTCTCCTAAGCAGTTGAAACACGCTATTGGGGAGTATGTGGGCATTGGTAAACTCCTATGTGTTGCTTAGGAACAACAGAGCCTCATGTATTTCTTGACACCTTCCGTGGTACCTGTATAATGGTTTATATTAATTAGGAGAATGTATGGATACTATTTCAAAGCAAGATATTATGTTAATGTTAAGTTGCAAAGGTTTCGCATCGGATACTTTAGTTAAAATGTCCGATGAAGAATTGGATAATTTGTATATTGAATATATTGTATTGGCGGAAGATTATGTTTAATTTTATTGCAGGTTGTGTTTTAGGTTTCTTTGTTGCTACCATGGGATTTACTGGCATTGCTCAGGCTCTCGACAAAGTTGTTGATACTGCTAAAACAGTTTCAGTTAAAGTGGATACCGGCAAATGAGATATTACCGAGTTTACGGCAAAACCTTTGATAGCATTGAAACTGCGGTGCGATATATGGAACTATTGAAGGTGTCCAATGCGTTACAAGCAGCAAGGTTAGATTATTTGGATGCTGCCGTAGAGAAGTCGGATTGTTCCGAAGCAAAAGAAGTTATCAAATATATTATGGAGAAGCAAAGTGAAAAGTAAATTGATGTTTGCAGTATTGCTATTAGCAGGATGCTCATCAGTACCTAAACTGGCAGAATGGGAAGGACCCAAGGCCATGGATCGTATGGATGTTGTGAAAGGCAATAAAGATTGTGTGGATGCTGGCATGCGTCCTAATGTTGAGTATGTTGTCAAGCGCACCGATTCTGGTAAAGTCTTGGTGCCAATCAATGTGCATTGTGAACCGTATTATGAGAAAGGCTTCTTGGGATATCCTGGAAAACAATAATCATGGAATTATTTGATAATCTGGCTTCAATTGGTTTGACTGCTAAAGTATTGCAGTTCATTATCATTGGTGGTATTGCCATCTTTCTAATTGGTATGTTCTGGCGTTACATTGTGATTGGCGCAGGTATTCTATTTTGCGTTGTGGTATTTGCCATGCCAAGCAAGCAGGATAAACCGCTTGAGGTAAAAGCTCCACAAGTTGAAAAGGTGTCACCTGAGGTGCAAGAAGTTGAACCTGCTCCGCCTGTTGTTGAGGTAAAGCCTGAGGTACGAGAAGAAACAAAACTTGAAGCTGATGAGCGTATGTTCTTAGAAGATTGTAGATTGCATAGTGGTTATACTTCCGCACAATGTAAGGCTCTATGGGAAGACCAGAAAGATGAGATTGAGAAGTCCAGCTGGAGATACAAACACAATAAGAATTACAAAGCATACATGAAAAAGGTGAAGTATGGAGCATGATGATACAATGCTAGAAGCGGTCACCGAAGATATTGATAATGCTTTATTGAAGTGGATGACCACATATGAAATGCCAGCTCTAAATCTGACTGCTGTTATTCTGGCACGCTTGACATGGTTGGCCAGGATGGGTAATTACCGTGAAGATTTAATTGAATTATTAAAAACACCAGAAAGTATTTTGGAACAAGAAGAAGATTATAAGGATATATTTCATTGAAAATTGTAATTAATACCTGTCACGGTGGTTTTAGTTTATCTGAAAAGGCACAAAAATTATTCTGCCAATATTCCATGATTGAATGGAAAGATTGGCAAGAAGATTGGTCTTATTACGATATTGAACGCAATAATCAATATTTGGTTCGTGTTGTGGAAGAATTGGCTGATGATGCCAATGGTAGATTTGCAGAGTTAAAAGTAGTAGATATTCCCGATGAAGTGGAATGGCAGCTTGAAGAATATGATGGAAAAGAATGGATAGCAGAAAAACATAGAACATGGAGATAGTTTGGTATAAATAGGTGTAGGCCACGGAATGGGGATTCCTGCCTACTCTAACATAGAAGGACTATGCCAGCATGAATATTTATTGTGTTTATTTAACCATATATTATGGTCACAAACTTCCAATGTTTTATATAGGTTCTTCTACCATCAAAAAAGTAGAAAATGGTTATCGTGGTTCTGTTCAATCAAAAAAGTATGAAGTTATATGGAAACAAGAATTAAAACAAAATCCATGGTTGTTCAAAACAAAAATTGTATCTGTTCACGATTCTGATGAAATGGCAAGAAATAAAGAATTATCTTTACAAAAGCAGTTAAATGTAGTAAAATCACCAATGTATATAAATGAATCCTATGCTCAAGTCAATGGTTATTTTGGTAGAATTCTTAAAGGTAAAAATAGTCCACGTTATGAAGTAAAACATACTGATGAAACAAAAAAGAAAATTAGTGATAAACACCATTGTGTTATAGGATCAAATAACCCAAGAGCAAGGCGCATACAAGCAATATCGCCAAGTGGTGAGGTTTTCCATATATATGGAGAACTTAAAAAGTGGTGTAAGGAACAAGGTTTAGGATATAGTACCGTTCATATTATATTATCAACTAACAAAACATTTGTTGGTTCAACAAACGGATGGAAATTTAATTATTTGGATTAATTATGAAGATTGCATTGGCCAGTGACGTCCACACAGAATTTGGGGACATTTTTCTTAAAAATGAAGAAAATGCGGAGGTTCTTATTCTATCTGGTGATATTTGTACCGTTAAAGTATTCAAACATAAACCAAAAGAGCGAGCTTTAGTTAAAGACTTTTTTAAAAGGTGTGCATTTCAATTCCCACATGTCGTTTATGTTCTCGGAAATCATGAATCCTATGACTATGATATTGCTAAAACCTATAACACGTTAAAAGCTGAGTTGGCTGATTTACCCAATATTCATTTACTTGAAAAAGAAACTTGGGAGTATAAAGATATTACTTTTGTTGGTGGTACACTATGGACTGATATGAATAAGTCTGATTCCTTGACTATGTGGCAGTGTGGCCAGCGTATGAATGACTTTCAGTTAATTAAGAATAGTAATCGTATGACACACCATAAGAATATGATTTATGCCAAGAATCCAGATGGTTCTGGTATGTATTTAAAAGATGCTGAAGGTAATTTGGTAATTGAACGTATCGACCATTATGAAAAATCTTCACGGTGGTCAGTAGAAGATTCTGTGGAAGACCACAAGAAAATGTTCGACTATATAAAGATTGCTACTGCTGATTATGGTGGAACACCTAGAAAGTTTGTAGTGGTAACGCACCATGCACCATCAGCGTTGAGTATTGCTGAGTGTTATAAACATGATACATTGATGAATGGTGCATTTCATTCCGATTTGACTGATTTCATTTTAGATAGGCCACAGATTAAATTGTGGACTCACGGTCATATGCACAATGTATCAGATTATATGATGGGTGAAACTAGGGTTGTTTGTAATCCACGTGGTTATATTGGCCATGAACAGAGAGCCAATAATTTTGAATTGAAATATTTGGAGATTTAATGTTTGATTTAATTTGTGCTCTTGCCATTGGTATGGTACTTGGTTTTCTTTTAAAGAAAGAACAAAAGCCACCTATCGTGGATACTTTGACGAATCAAGTAGAACACTATGAGAAAGAATTGAAGTATTACAAAGACCTATGTAAATGGCATGTTGAGCAAAAGGAAAAGAAATGAGATTTACTTCAGAAAGCGTAATGCACGACATTGAAGTTGCCTTAACTCAGCGTAAAGAAATGGAATGGAGCAATACAGACCAATTACTTCTCAAAGCACAGCTTCATATTGCTAGTTTACAAAGACAGCTAGACCATAAAACCTAACAGATGAGGAAATAACTCAAATTGTTAGCGAAAAACTTGAAACTTGGAATACTAAAGAAGCAATGATTGATTTTGCTAGAGCAATACTAAGAAAGGCACAAGAGAAATGAATTGGATACTTGTAATTTACATTTATGCTGGAGTATTGGCTAATGGCGATAGTGTGGCTATTACAAACATACCAAACTTTGCTACTAAACAAGATTGTATTCAAGCTGGCGAAGATGCAAAAGGACTGACACAAGGAAGTGCAAAAGTTTATAGATTTGTTTGTTTAAAAAAGGCACAAGAGAAATGAAAATCTACATGAATGGTTACCCAAACCATTGGCTCTCACCTTATACCATTATTGACTATGTGTTCTTTTGGACAGATTGGTCTAAGTGTTCACGCAACAAATCAATCATCGATGATAAAGATTGGGTTGACCATCCTGCATGGGTAGAGAAAGCGGTTAAAGTATTAAATCCATTCTGTGAAGCCTTAAAAAAGATTCGTCAAGTAATCCAACCACAAATTCGTTATGTAAAGATTGACCGATGGGATAGCTGGAGTGCAGACTACACACTATCTTTAATTATTCTTCCTGTTATGAAGCAGTTAAAAGAAACTAAGCATGGCGCCCCATTCGTTGATGATGAAGATGTGCCGGAAGAATTAAGAAGCACTAATGCTGAACCAAAAGAAAATGAATGGGATACCGATTCAAATCATTTTAAGCGGTGGGATTATATTATGGATGAAGTTATTTGGGCACTAGAACAGCACACCAAAGATGATGATGAATCTCAATTTTTTGACCATTCTGCTTATAAAGATAATAATCACAAAGAATGGTTGGACGATTTAACTAAAGGTGTCAGTAAGGTTAAAGTTGACCAAGAAGGACTAAAAGCACATCAAGAACGAAAACTAAATGGTTTCAGATTGATGGGAAAATACTGGACTGGATTTTGGGATTAAATATGTTATCATACTATTACCTATACCAAGCCAAGCAGCGGCTAGCCAATGCTATCAAGACCATTGAGATGATGGGTGGTGAGAATGATTGCCAACCTATGCTACTAGGTCAACGAGATATGCTTGAGTTAGAAGTTCAATATTACCGAGAGCAATCTGATAAGTTTACCATTATTCTATTGACTTTCTTTGTTGCTATTGGTATAATGTTAGTATTACACTCTAAAGGATTATTACATGGTTACTAAACTACTTAATTGGATTAAAGAACATTACACAACAGGATTGATTATCCTGGTTGCAGTGGTCGCATCACTACTCTATAGCACCTATAACTCATTGAAGAATCCTCCAGACCTGGAGAACTTCAAAGGTTCTATTAGCAACCATTTGGTGTGGAGTATTCAGAAAGAATGTTACTATGTGCGTCCATACAGCAGTAGCACCGTCTATTTAATCCGAGTACCTGATTGTGATAAGGAAAGCAAATGAAACCGCATAAAGATTTTAAATTATCTAAAACCAGTAAGCGTGCTCTTGCAGTGCTACCAAGCGCTCAGCGTGGCCATTGGAAAGGTATGCTGATACAAGCAGAGATTGCTGAAAAGAATGCCAAATTGGCAAAAGTTCGTGAACCAAAAGGAGAAGCATAATGTCGTTATTCATTGCTGTAAATGATGTAGAAAAAAATTGTGAAGTAATTATTAATCTAGATACTGTAATGGAAATTGCTCCATTGAGAACTGGTGGTTGCGAGATTAGTTTTCCTGATTCTGCAGCAGTTAGCGGTAAGCGTATTATGAAAGTGACCGATTCTTATTCACTATTCAAGCAGATGGCCATCACACCAGTATCCGCTGATGATATTGCTAAGATTAACGGACGCACTAGCACCAAGAAAGAGAAAGCTCCTATTGGTGACATTATGATGGATATTCCAAAGCTATGAGCAAGTTCAAACTTATCGTTGAAGATGACGCTATGCCATTTGGTGTAGTCTCCAAGATTCGCCATGAGTTTGAAGCAGAGGAGTTGTGGCCTATTCTTGTCAATATGACTAAATTCTTACAATCCTCCGGATACCTGGACGCTCAGAAGCGTTTGAGTTTTGAGCGGGTAGTGGACTTAGGATTTGATGAGGATGACGACCTGGACAACATTGAGCAGTTCTTTGGTAAGCTTCGGGAGCATGCTCAGGAGCTGGATAGAGATGTTCAGAATGGCCACTCTGAGTATTACTACGATACCGAACGGAATAAATAATAAGGTAAGATTAACCTCACCTTAGGAATTTCATGTTTATCCTCGTAATTGACCCTAGCGGTCTCACTCTTGATTGGTGCCTCCGTTGTATTGCAGCAGGTCATACCGTCAAACTCTATACCAAAGGTTCCCGTGCATCCCATATTGGCCAAGGTCTGGTTGATAAGATTACCAATTGGAAACAGTATGTTAAGATTGCTGACCTAATCTTCTCAGCAGATAATCTAGAGTTCATGGATGACATTCAGAAGTTAATTGATGAAGGTTATCCGGTGTTCGGACCAGGTAAGAAAGCCGCCAAGCTGGAACTTGACCGCATGTATGGCCAGAATGTTATCAAAGCATTCAAAGGTCCAATTATTCCTTCCCACGAATTTAAGAACTATGATGCTGCAATCAAGTTCGTTAAAGATAATCCTAAGCGTTACGTTTGCAAGCCTTGCGGTGAAGAAGAAGATAAAACATTATCTTATGTTGCTAAAGATGAGGCAGACCTTATTGGCTTCCTAACCAAGCGCAAAGAGAAATCCAAGCAAGCTCCCTATTTTATTCTCCAAGAATTCAAAGCTGGTACAGAAATTGCTGTGACTGGTATATTCGGTCCTGGTGGCTGGATGGATTTCTGGTGCGAAGGTTGGGAATTCAAAAAGCAAATGAATGGTGACCTTGGTGTAAACACAGGAGAAATGGGAACAGTCACCCGTTACACTAAAGAATCCAAGATTGCTGATATTCTCATGAAGCCAATGGCAGAAGAATTGCATCGCATTGGATATGTTGGTATGCTTGACATGAACTGTATTATTGATGAAAAAGATGGTACGCCATGGCCAATGGAATGGACTGCACGACCAGGTTATCCAATGTGGAACATCATGCAACCGCTAATGAAGAATGAAGACCCAGCTGAGTGGATGCTGGACTGTATCAAAGGCAAGAACACATTAGAAGTTGAATATGAGACTTGTGTTGGTGTTGTAATGGCTAACGCAGACTTTCCATTCAACAAGCGTGAAGAAGAAGAATACTTGGACTTTCCGGTATTGACTGATGATATTCCATATAAGAACTTGCATCCATGCGAAATGAAATTGTCCAAGACTGTTAAGATGATTGACGGTGAACTCTGTGAAAATATTCCAGAACTTGGTACCGCTGGTTCTTATATTGTGGTGCTCACGGGTACTGGTAAATCAATCAGCGAAGCCAAAGATATGGCATACAAGCACGTTAAGATGGTTAAACTTGGTAATGATCCACAGTACCGTACCGATATCGGTGAGCGCTGTGAAAAAGGTTTACAGAAATTGAAAAAACATGGGTATTGTACCGATTGGAAGTATTGACATTTGATTTGTTTTATGTTATAATGGATGTATTATGAATATCTTTTACCTTGACCGTGACACCCGTAAGTGTGCCGAAATGCACGTTGATAAACATTGCGTGAAGCTAATCCTCGAATATGCTCAGCTCCTTTCTACCGCACATCGTGTGCTTGACGGCGTTCTTACTGATGGTGTATCTCAGTCTGGTCGCAAACGGAAGTACTACGTTCTCAATGATGAGCGTGAGCAAGTGCTTTATTCCGCTACTCACCTTAATCATCCTTCTGCAGTTTGGGTAAGACACTCTGCTGCAAACTATATGTGGCTAGCCGAACTGCTTGAAGAATTGTGTATTGAATACTCTTATCGTTATGGTAAGATTCATAAAGTTGAATCAAGTGGCCTAATGCAAGCGCTCAAGAATACTTTCCCAAAAAATATTCCAGACAAACCATTTACCGAACCTACACCTGCTATGCCTGATGAGTGTAAAGTGCCTGGTGATTCTATTCAATCCTATCGCAACTACTATGCAATGAATAAGACGCATTTGGCCAGCTGGAAAGGTAAAATAAATAGTAGGAATAGACCACAATGGTTTAATGAAATGATAATGCAAAAACTACATGATACTAACCAAGAATTAGGATTGACTTATTAATGCCCACCTACACATTCATTAATACAGAAACGAATGAAATTGAGGAGCACCGCATGTCGTATACGGTGCTTGACCAATTCAAGTTAGACAATCCCAATTTAGAACAACACATCTTTGCTGAGAACTTACCTGTTTTCGGTGATGGCATGCGTATGAGTGTGCCGGGTATGGGACAACCTGATGCACGATTTGAAAGAGAAATCATTGGTCGTATCAAGGAAAAAGTTCCAAACAATACACTCAAAGCTGGCCACAAAACAAAGATGCCAAGAGAATGGTAATCAATCCTATTTCATCAATCATCTATTACGAAGGAGTATCGCCAACGGACACCAAAGTTAATCCCGTAGAAAAAATTCCTAAAACAAATAATAACAATAGGAGATTTAATGAGCAACAAAAAGGATATGACAAAACGCCAGCGGTTGTATTACGAATATCAAAACAAGGACAGAGTTAAAGAGCAACTGCAAGAGATTGCTAAGGCAGAAAAAGAACTAGATAAATCAGAGATACATAGACCATATAATCCCCACGAAAACTCATACTATACATGATATACTTAATTTACATACTACTCGTACCCGTATCTTTATTGTTGACATTGCTTGCCGTCATCTTGGCTCCCGTGTTACCATTATTTGCTAAAGACGGATGGTTACCTTCATGGTTATCATGGTTTCAAACTCCAGATAACTGGTTATATGGTGATGATACCTTCATGTCATTGCATACACGGAATTATTGGAGCATGGTGCAGTGGCTCTGGAGAAATCCTTGTTACAGTTTTGCTTTGAAATACATTGATGGTGCCGCACCAGCAATTTATAGTGGGGATAATACGATTAAAGATAATGCTGGTGCTAAAGAAGGATGGTTGTTTGTGGTCGCTGGAGGATTATTTCAGTTTACCTATGTAAAGCAAATATTCAATACGCAGCGGTGCATTTATATTAATTTAGGATGGAACATTAGAGCATTGGTTGATCCTAATGTTAATCCCAAACCTAATCCATATCAAGCCACTTTTGTTTTTTCTCCGAGAATTTCAGGCTTCTACTAATTTAAAAAATACATTATGTTTAATTATTGTCCTCCCAAGCCCCTGGCTGATTTGAAATCTGAAACCTCCAGCGATGGCACAAGGTTCTACACATTAGAAGATGGTACCCGGCTCCCATCAGTTACAACTGTCCTTGGGGCAATGAAGAAAGACGCTATCATGGCATGGCGTAAACGGGTTGGTGCGGCTACAGCAAATGCAATATCAAAGAAGGCCACGGGTCGTGGTACTAATGTTCATTCATTATGTGAGCAATACTTGAACAATGAGGTGATTGACCATAAGAACACTATGCCTGATGCACTGGATATGTTCTACTCTCTCAAGCCATTCCTTTCTAAAATAAATAACATACATTATCAAGAATGTGCTTTGTGGTCTAAAAAGTTAGGGCTAGCCGGTCGTGTTGATGTGATTGCTGAATATGAAGGTGAACTCTCAGTAATTGATTTCAAAACATCAGCAAGGATTAAAACGAAAGACCAGATTGAAGATTATTATTGGCAATGTTGTGCGTACAGTTTGATGTACGAAGAACTGATTGGTAAACCTATTAATAATCTAGTCATCATAATGGCAGTAGAGAATAACGTACCATTAGTATTCAAAGAGAAAACAGAAGACCATATT